CTGGATATCGAGGGGTCGATACCTGGATATCGAGGGGTCGATACCTGGATATCGAAGGTAGCTGGTTTGCTCCCGCCCCCCCCTACCTTTTTGTTGGCGTCAACGAAAAGGCCCCGGCCAGTCCGGAGGAACCTCCTCCAAGACCAACCGGGGCCATAGCCGTGACTAGACCGTCACGTCTCCCTGATGTTCATGCCATACCTGTACGCGACGAGCTTACTCTTGAGCCTGTACACGTCCGTTTTCATGCCTTTCACGTCCTCAATGACCTCATGGCCATCCTCACGGTAGACGAAATCCGCCACATAGAAGACCGACCGATAGTGCTTGCCATCCACGTCAAAGGCCGGGACGATCTCATAGCGTACCTGCCTGCGCAGATCCTCGATGGCCCCGTCTTCCTCCATGCCCTTGAGGACGAGATACCGGTCCGCTTCGCGCTTCGAATCGAACGTGATTCCGTCCACGGTCGTCTTCTTCGCGTGGTATTTGCTTCGTCCGCTCCACATGGCCTACCTCCCGGTGCTTCCGAAGCCGTTGTCGCCACGCTCGGATGGGCGGAACGCGGAGACCTGTTCCAATGGTTCGCAGGCCACCGGTATCACGACCAGCTGCGTGATCTTGTCCCCGGGCGTAAGCGCGTAATCCTCAGGACCATTGTTGTAGAGCTTGACGACGATGCTGCCCGTATATCCCTCGTCGATGAGGCCGGTGCTCGTGATGTCGTGCTTGACGTTGAGTCCGCTCTTGCTGACGAGCAATCCGGCATATCCGTGCGGCAATGCCACGTGCACGCCGGTATCCACGATTACGCTCCCGCACGCCGGTACCGTCATAGCCTTCGGTGTGCGCAGGTCCAGTCCGGCATCGGTCCCGTGGCCTCGTGACGGCATGAACGCTCCAGCGTCCAGCATGATTTCCATAATGAGTTCTCCTCTGTGGTATGATTGTCGATGTCGGTAAGTTTTCTTGGTTTCCCTTCCCGACTGCCTTACCATTGGATACAATAATACCCACCCAGATGATCGCCTGGGTGGGTATTATTTTTTCGTGTCCGTATCAGCGCGTGCGGTAACCGCCGCTTAGCATCTTGACGAGCCAGTAGAAGAAGTAGATGCCGCCGGTAAGGACGGAGTATACGCAGACCTTGATGAATCCCGGGGCCTTCTTCTTGCCGCTGTCATCCGGCTGGGCCGGCACCACGTTGTTGATGATGATGGGCTGCTGGGTCGGCTGGGCTTCGGTCTGGTTGTTGTTCTGTTCGGTCATTTCTGTTTCCTTTCTAGGTGGTAGGATTTCATGTCCTACGTTGTTTGATATACACACAATATCACGTTCTGCTGGACGACACGCCGAAAGAGAAGGCAGGGAGCTGCGTATGCCGATTTGCAACCACGAAAAAGCGATGCTATACTGATTCCTGTCTTTGACAGTGTACTTCTCCCCCTGAAGAGTGCCCAGCCGGTTTTCCTCTCTTTTCTGGCTGGGCACTTTTTTATATCCGAAACCTCGACTTACACTATTGCCAACAGTGACGCACTGATGTGAAACAGATTGCAAGAATACTTGACCCGTTATATAATAAGACCTATGAACGCTAAAAATTACACCGCAACAGTCCCCGAATACGCCACCCGCTGGAAGCTCAACATCCAGACAGTCCGACGCTTCATTCGCGAAGGACGACTCCACGCAGTCAAGGTCGGCCGATGCTACTTCCTCGACCCGGACGTAATCCCCGACAAGGGAACTCACTCGTCCGATGAGTAAACCCAACGGGAACGCAAACACCCAGATTGGCCCTAAGTCCTGCTTAGGGCCAAAAACATCTCAGGCAACCATCACGACGCCGAGCCCAGATCCCACAAAGAAAGGAAACAAAATGAACACCGAAATCCAAACTTTCAACTTCAACAATGCGCCATTGCGCACCCTGACCGACGAAAACGGCGACCCATGGTTCGTAGCCAAAGACGTATGCGACATCCTCGAACTGAGCAACATTACTGAAGCTCTTCGTCCTCTTGATGATGATGAAAAGGTCAACTTCAGAATTCCTGAAGTTGGTCAGAATGGAGGCCGTGCGCCAATCATCATCAGCGAACCGGGCCTATACAAGCTGATCATGCGCTCACGCAAGCCCGAAGCCAAGGAATTCCAGCGTTGGGTAACGCACGAAGTGTTGCCGACCATTCGTAAGCATGGCGCATACATGACCCAGCAGACCCTCAATAAGGCCCTCACCAGCCCCGACTTCCTCATCCAGCTCGCAACCAAGCTGAAGGAAGAACAGGAAAAAGTCAAGGCATTGGAACCGAAGGCCAAAGCCCTAGACGCTTTCACCGACGTGGAAGACCGACTGCTCATCCGCGAAGCCGCCAAGATCCTCTCCAACTCCGGCACCCCCGTCAGCGAGAAGCAACTGCGCGAATGGATGGTCAACAACAACTGGATCTACAAGGCCAATGGTTCATGGCATGCGACGGCAAGACACTGCACGGCCGGCCACCTCGTAATGGTCATGTCCACGAAGCACGGCACTAAAACGGACGGCACGAAATTCGCTTTCCCGCCGACCGTGCGCATCACCCGCAAGGGATTGGCCCTGCTCCACAAGCGTCTCGGCGAAACCCGCCTGAACAACATCCTCGAAACAACCGCCCACTGACAAAAAGAAAGGATCACCACCAATGAACGACCCGCATATCATCCTCCCCTCCGCCCGCCTCGTAGCAGACCCGGAACCCAAACAAACCAAGAACGGGACCACGTACCTCCTCATCCGAGTAGCCGCCAACGGCAGCCACAAGGATAAGCAGACCCAGCAATGGGTCGACCATGACACGATGTTCGCGACCATCTTCGAATACGACCAGAGGCTCGCAGCCACCTACGCGCAGTCACTCCACAAGGGCACTCCGGTCCGCGTCGAAGGCGACCTGAAATGGCAGACCGGCACCGACCGCAACAACCAGCCGCGCACCGACTTCATCATCGAACACGCGACCATCAACCTAGTCCTCAAAAAGGCCAAAACCCAGCAGTCGATGTCACAGCAGTCGATGTCACAGCAGTCGACCCCGCAGCAGCAGGCCGCCAGCTGGGGACAGCCCCAACAGCCTGACCCGTACGCACAGTCCTATAACGACGAATGGTGACAGAAAGGAACACAATGAACCCCAAGAAGCACCCGATCAGCTACAAGCTAGGCACCTTTGCGGCCTACCTCCTCCTAGCGTCCGTGACAATCCTCGGCCTAACAGGCACGATAGCCCTCATGAAGCTCCTGATCGGCTTCATCCTCGCCTAACAAGCGACGCCCCTCCAAAACCAGGAGGGGCATTTTTTATCACCGTATAATAGAATCTATGACAGAAGCAGTAGTACGAGACGCGCGCGGACGCATCGTTAGCGGAGTATGCAACCCAACAGGCAAAGGCGGATTCCAAGACCGCCCACAGGACCGCGGCTCATGGACGAAAGACACCAGCCCCACCCGGTGGATCCGCGAATTCAGCAAGCTCACCGCCGAAGAATTCAACGAAAGAATCAAGGACCCGAACCTCACCATGGTCCAGAAAATCGCCATCAGACACATCATCAACGCGGCCAAGGATCCAAAGGTCGCAGCCGACTACATCGACCGACTCGACGGCAAGGCCCGCCAATCCACCGACGTATCGGTCACCGGCTACGAACCGCCACACATCACCCTCGAAATCTTCGACGACAACCCCGAAAACAACAAGGACAGTCAGTAAAAACACATAGACCGGACACATGCAGATAGCAAGACCATACCGCGACCTATGGTGGTGGCTCCACACGGAGACGCCACCATATCGCTATTACTGCTATTCCGGCGGCCGAGCCTCAGGCAAAAGCACCGCCGTCGCGCAAAGCCTCATACTCCGCGCCGCCAGCCAGCCGATCACCGTCCTATGCGCGCGAGAATTCCAGAACTCCATTTCCGATTCCGTACACAAGCTCCTCGTCAGCACCATCCGCAAATTCGGCCTGCAAGGCTTCGAAATCACCCGCGACGGAATCAGCCACATCAACGGCAGCTCCTTCATCTTCCGCGGCCTACACAACAATTTCGAAAGCATCAAAAGCATCGAAGGCGTCGACGTATGCTGGGTCGAGGAAGCACAGACAGTCGGCAAGGAAAGCTTGACCACGCTTATCCCGACTATCCGCAAAACCAATTCCACACTGATTTTCACGTGGAATCCACGTACGAGCCACGATACTGTCTGGACATACTTCGTCACCTCGGATTCAGAGGAACGCCACAAGCAGACCTGCCACTGGCACACCACATTCAAGGACGTGGAAAGACTCCTCAGCCCCGACGTACTCGCCATGATCGAAGCCGACCGGAACTCCGCCGACTTCGGCCACATCTGGCTAGGATTACCTTATTCCGACACCGACAACCAGCTCATCAGCGACGACATGATCAACGAAGCCCTCCACCGCACACCGGAAGATGGGCCTGTCACCTTCGGCGTGGACGTGGCACGATACGGCAGCGATCGCACCGCCCTCACCATCAAAAAAGGCAATCACATCGAAACACTCGAATCATGGACTCACTCAAGCATCGTGGACACCGGCGAAAGAATCAGACTGCGCGCCTCGCAATACCATCCGATCGACATCCGCATAGACGACACAGGCGTAGGCGGAGGCCTCACAGACCTACTCGAGTCATGGGGCATGCCCGCCACCGGCATCAACTACGCCGGAAAACCAAAAGACCCGCAATATCCCAACATCGCCTCGGAACTATGGTTTGACTTCGCTACCATGCTCCCCCAGCTAAGCATCAACCCACAACTTACCGACCTAGCCAAGCTCACCACCGAACTCACCACCCGCAAATGGCAGATCACCAGCCGAAACCAACGGCAAATCGAAAGCAAACAAGACTACAAGGACGCCATGAATCTCGGTAGCCCGGACCTCGCCGATAGCATGCTCCTCGCATGCTACGAACCACCCAAACTCCCCTCGTGGGAGGTCATGGTCTGCTGATCCTCCAGTAGAATGGTGCGATAGAACACCACATACCGAAACGAGGCAAATTGACCATTCTCAGCAACCTACGCTCAGGCTTCGCGAGCGCCTTCGGCCGCACCGACGCACCTCACAGGTCCCCAACCCCGATTGGCGGCAACACATGGCAGCAAATGGGCGGCAACACCATCCCCCTCCACGACACGTACGACAACGTTTTCCCCTACGTCAACGCCATCGCCCAACGATTCAGCACCGTCATCCCCTACGCCGTCACCTCAGACGGCCGACGCCTCAACCCCTCACCAGCAGCATTAAGCGCCCTATATGCCCCCAACGACACCTACAGCTGCCTGGAATTCCTCAAACTCATCGCCTCCGGCATGCTCACTCAATCCCACGTCGACATCCTCATCTGGACAACAGACGGCCCCGGCGGCAACATCACCCCCGACAACATCACCGGCTACACCCTCCTACCATCAAACAGCCGCGTCTACAATGACACTCGCTCCTCCTGGTACCATCGCGTAACCATGGACCTCGGCGACGGAGCCCGTCAATACGAGTTCACCCGCAACGAAACCATCGCATTAAGCTACAGCCGCCACCCCGACGACCCATCACGAGGTATTAGCCCCGCAATGACCATCAAAAAATGGGCCAACGTCGACGACATGATCGCCGACTACGAGCGCGGCTTCTTCGGTAACAACGCCGTGCCCGCAGGTATGCTCGGCATCGTCTCCGAAAACGCCGAAGACTTCCAACGTAACCGCACCCGCCTCGAAGAAACCTTCCGCGGAGCCGGCAACAACAACGGGGTCGTCTATAATATGATCCCGGTCGACCCCCTGACCCACAAGCCAAGCCAGACCAGCAAACTCGTCTGGGTCCCATTCCAGAACTCCAACGACAGCCTAGACCTCCAGACAGTCAACGACGTTGTGAACAACCGCCTAGCCAACGCCCTCGCAGTCCCCGACATCATCCGCGGCATCGACAACGGCCAAACCTACGCCAACGCCGAAATGGCCGAACGCGCCTTCATCGAAAACACCCTCAAACCCCTCTGCATGACAGTCTGGGACAAATGGCAATTCGAACTCGACCGCATCACCGGCGGCCTCGGCTACGGCATCACCTTCACCCTCGACCTCCCCGCCCAAACCGAAGTCGAAAAAGTCCAGGCGGAAACCCAACAAGTCCGCATCAACAACCTCCTCCAGCTCGTGAACGCCGGAGCCTCAGTCGACGCCGCGGTAGAAGCGCTCGGCCTCCCCGAAACATACCGCCGACTCGACCTCCACCCCGCCACGTCCGACACTCCCCTCCTTCCGTCCGCGAGAAACACCACGAAAGCCGCCAAACCAATCAACGACACACCAACCGAACCACACCTCCTGACCGCCACCCGCGCCTACGTTAACCGCGTCATCCAACTCACCCGACGCTCACAGAACAGCCTCTACGACGACCTCGAAACCATCGGCCAGCAGTGGATCAACGACGTGGAAGACGACCTCATCACCCACCTCACCAACTACGCCCGCAAAACCGGACTCAAACTCGAACAAGTCATCACCGCATGGGCCGCAACCCACCCAGACAACCCCATCGCAGTCGAAGTGCAAGGCTACACCGGCAATGATTGGCAGGTCCTCTACGACTGGGCCAACCTCCCATCAAACGTGAAAACCGCATACCTCGATCACTTGGAAACAATCGCCAACACGACCTCCAAGACCATCACCGAGAAAACCCTCGACATCCTCACCCGAGCAGACACGGAACAATGGGACGCACACCGACTCCAAGAGGAACTCACCCACATGGGCAACGAACACGCCGAACTCATCGCCCGCTGCGAAACCGTCCAAGCACAACGGCTCGGCAGCCTGTACAGCGCACGACAGATGAGCGAAAGCCTCGGAGTCCGACTGCAAAAGGTATGGAGGACCAGCGGCGACGCGACCACATGCGACTTCTGCAAGCACATGGAAGGCACCGCCATCGGCCTTGACGGATCCTACCTAGCGGAAAACGCGGCCGTCACAATCGGAGGCCACACCTACGTCAACAACTTCGAGAACATGATCGCGCCGAACGGACACCCCAACTGCCGCTGTTACGAAGACTACGAAGTAGTGGAGGACTAAATGGCGTACGACATCCACTGCAAGAAATGCGGACGCTACCTCGGCTCCTGCAACAGGGACACCGACATAACGCTCAAATGCCCCAACTGCCGAAGCTTATTGGAATATCACATCATGCTATTATGGGGACTTGAACACAAGCCCCAAAGGACGTTCACGAATAATCCACTACCACCAGATGAAAGGGTGACATGACCACTCGCAAGAGCTTCACCCACAATGGCGGTAACACTGAAACCGACGGCCGAACCCTCACATTCCTAGCCAACTCCGGCAAAACGATGTGCGGCGGACTCACCGTAGACCTAGACACGCTCAAAGCCCCACTCATCGACGGGACCTTGAAACTCGTGTCAGACCTCGATGATTCCGACAGGCTCTCACTCCCCCTCCTCATCGACCACATGCCATCAGTCGAGGCTCAAGCCGGTGCCATCACCCGCCTATGGATGACCGACGCCGGCCTCATGGCCGAAGCAAGACTCAGCGAAGTCGACAACGGGGAACGCGTCCGCCAGCTAGCCGCCGACGGATGCCTCACCAACAGTTTCAGCATCACCGTCGAATTCAACCGACAGCCCGGCAAGGACGGCATCATCCACGACAGCGAACTGGTCGAAATCAGCGTCGTCTACCGTGGAGCCGACCCGAGGGCCGCATTCGCCTCAATCAACCACCGAAAGGAAAACATAATGGACAACGAACTCATGCAGAAGCTCGCCCGCACCGTCGCCCAGTTCAAGCTCGACCCGGACGAGGCTGCAAACCTCACCTCCTCCGTCACCGACATCATGACCGACGCGGTAGCCGACATCAAGGACGCCATCGACGATCAGACCGACACTCAGGCCGCTCAGGAACAGACCGCACCGGAAGAACCAGTCCAGTCCGCTAACAAGCGTCCGCTCGTCATCATCAACAAGAGCAACCGTGCCGCCAAGCAGTCCGGCGTCGCCTCCTTCTCCCACACTCGTGAGACGTGGCTCGACTCCCCGGACGCCATGGCCGCCTTCGAACGCACCCTCATCGACAACGACAACAAGGGCGTTGAAGCATTCCACAAGGATTGGGTTAACACCGTGTCCCGCAACATGGCCGACACCGCCTCCTTCGGCGCAGTCAAGACCGACGTGGACAAGTTCATCCCGACCGAAGCCATCACCACGATCTCCGACGCTTTGAACACGCGCGGCTCCGGCTTGTGGAACCTGTTCCGCAAGACCGGCATGGACAGGCTCACCATCGGCGGCAACATCCTCGGCCTGACCGACGAAACCCGCGCCCACGGCTACCCGGTCGCCTCCTACGGCACCAAGAAGCGGGACGAGTCCACGGCTTTCGTGAAGCGTGAATTGACCGCCGACTACACCTACAAATTCATCACCCTCAACAAGGGTGACATCCGTCGTACCCAGAAGCCTGGCGCACTACTCCGCTACATTCTCGCCGAACTGCCGAACTACATCGTCCAGACCATCGAACGTCAGGTCGTGCTCGGCGGTTACACCGACATGGGACACTTCCGCTCCATCACCGCCGACGCATCCGACACCAAGTCGGACTGGGCCGGCAACAAGTTCGCCCTCACCCACACCCTCACCGGCGATGCCCCGCTCATGGGCTTCGTAAAGGCCTCCCACATGGTCCGCGCACAGGGTAACAAGGTCCTCGTCTGCAACGCGGACACGGTAGCCGACCTGCTCCTGTCCGCCAACGCGAACGGTAACACGTACATCGCCCTCGGCGGTGACGACACGCTCGCCCGCGCGCTCGGCGTCTCCCAGATCATCACCCCGGAATGGTGGACCTCGGAAGACGACAAGAAGGTCGCAGGCGTGGTCCTGTCGGCTTCCCACTACGCGCTCGTCGGCGACACTTCCGTCGAAGCGTTCACGAACTTCGCCCTCCAGACCAACACCAACGAATACCTGCAGGAAATCTACGCTGGCGGCGGACTGGACGCTGAGAAGTCCGCAGTGGTCATCAAGCCCACGGTCTGAAAGGAGCAAGCATGACCGCAAAGCAGATCCGCTTCGTGGAAGCCCCGCTCGACACCGAACGGCATGTCGCCGAAGTCGCCATGTTCGACGGGGACGGCACACCGGTCAAACCGTTCACCCAGCCCGATAACGCCACTACGACCAAGCCGGGACTGGTCAAACAGGCCACACACGTGGATATTGGCACCGGTACCGTCGCCAATATCGTGGAAGCACTGGTCACCGCCGGCATCATGGCCTCAGCCTGACACAAATGAAACCTCCCTAGGTAAGGGCCCTACCGCTACAATTAGCGGGTAGGGCCCCTACTTTTTTGGAGGAAAAATGATAATCGACGACAATACCACCACCAAGATCGGAACCGACATATACGAGACATGGAAAGACGCGGCACTCGCCGACCTGGCCAACATGCTCTGCATGCACCCGCTAGACCAGTCGACAGACACCCTCACATGCCTCGTCAGCGACGACAGCCGACACATACACCTCCCAGCATGGTATTCGGAAGTGACCGACGTACGATCCACGTACGGCAACAGCCTCGACTGCACCATCCAATACACGCAGTCCGACGAGTGGGCCCCCGAAACCAAATACACGAAAACGCTAACGCTCAACACACCATACCTACCCGGCATGCCAGTCACCGTCACCGGCACCCACGGATTCACCCGACTCCCAAAACCGTTATCCGGCATTCTCACGGCCATCATCCAAGCCAACCAGACGATGGCAGACCAGACGGACCGTATCACCTCGAAAAGCATCGAAGACGTAAGCGTCACCTACGCCACCAGCACGCAAACCACCCTAGAACGCACGCTCACCCCCTACCTCGCACTGCTCAACCAGTGGAGCCTCTGTCATGCCACCAACAGTGGTGGCCTCCTCAGCATGCCAACCCCACACCACGACCTACCATGGTGGATGAACGAACAAGACCTAGGAAGCAACGATTATGTCATCCTGTAACCCATTCCAACTCTTCCCCCACCAAGTCCAGCCAGCCACCCTCTGGAAATACACGGCACCCGGACTTGACAACATCAAACTCGCCACCCTGAACGTCATCATCAAACACTCAACCCAAACCAACCAGCCAACCGAATCCGCAAGCCGTATCACCTCCCGACGCTTCCATATCCAACCGGACCAACTCCCCGAACACCTCCGGGGAGACATGGAAACATGGCCCGACCTCATTCTCCAACTCAACAACGGCCGCACCTACCAGGTCGAACAAGCCAGCCGAGGAGACGACATGACCACCGGCACCACCCAATTCATCACCATCACAGCCCACCCATACGGACGGAACAGCCTATGAGCTACCAGCTCAAAACATCCGCCTCATGGGCCCGCAAACTCTCCACACAACAACTCAACAAAGGCGGAGCCCGCATGATGACCGACATTCTCCGCATGGCCCGCCAAAACGCGCCAGTCAAAACCGGAGCCCTCCGCAACAGTGGCCGCTTCCAACAAACCAGCACCCTCCACTGGCGCATCACATTCGGCAACGGTCGCATCCCCTACGCGCGCCTCCGCGAACACGTAAACCGCCTCCACCCAAACACCACCAGATACCTGCAACGCGCCGCCACCACCGCAAACAACAAAATCAAAACCTACTTCAACCTCTAAGGACACCATATGATCGACCTCGCAATATGCATGACCCTCCAAAACGAAGGCTACGGTACCTACGGCCAAAACCTCTTCTTCGGCACCAGCCCAGTATTAGACACCGGAACCGTCACCAGCCAACAAGGCATCTGGGTCAACACCAACACCGTCGACATCAACGGCGACCTCTACACCGACCAAATCACCATAAGCAGCCGCTACAACGACGTACTCGCCCAAGGCCGAACCATGCTCCGACTGCTCAACCTCATCAACAACAAACTCCCCCACTACTGCCAGCTCACCTGCCAGCCAATCACCAACATCACCTACCAGTCAATCCGCACCCACCCAGCCACCGCAATAGACCTAGACGCCATCGACCACGAAGGACGATGGGTCAAAAGCATCCGCTTCCAAATCGACTACAAACTCGACACCACAACACTGTAAAATAGATTCAGCCAACACCCTCGAAAGGAAAACAAAAAATGGCATCCTACCCCCTCATTGGCAAAAAAACCGTCTACATCGACGACATGGTGATACCCCCCGACTACGTTCAGGATGAAGTCGGCACCATCACCCTCACCCCAAGCACCACCGAAATCGCATCCCAATCCGGCACTATCAAAGTGCCAAACGGCAGCTACGACGAACTCAGCTTCGAACTCAACATCATCTGCCCAAGCGTACGCTTCCTCGGCATGCTATTCCCCGAACTCTACCACAACGCAAAATTCAAACGCGTCATCAGCGGGAACATGAGCGAAACCGGCCAAGTACGATTCGGCGGCAACGAATGCATCAGCAACACACCACGAGACATCATCATCCACAACGTGTGCGACGGCAACTCCAGCGCACAAGACTTCCGCATCCCACAAGCCCTCATCAGCGCAGGCGGCGAATTCAAAATCAGCCTCAGCGACCCATTCGTCGTCACCCTCACCGGCACTATGACCGCCAGCCCAGAAGGCGCAGTTGTCATGGGCGAACTCAACCTCAACAACCCCTCCTACTACGACGAAACCACCGGTTCCATCAAAACAACAAAAAGTTCAATCACTGAACTAAATGCCACTCCATCCACCATCACCGGCAAGGCACAGGACGTAGTGAAAGTCAACGTCACCGCACTCCCGAACGGAGCGACCGGCAACATCACTGCCACCATTGACACCGCGGAGACAGCCGCAGCCAAGGACAATGGTGACGGCACATGGGACATCACCCTGAAAAAGGTAGGCACCTGTACCGTCACTTTCAAATCCGAAACCGTGCAGACGACCGTCCACGTCAACGTGACAGCCTGACAGGAATAAAAATAATGCGCCCGTCGTGAAAGAAAGGCAAAGAACACGACGGACGCTAACTTGAAACGGTTCCTACGCTAGGAACAATCATTATAGTACACCACGATTGAATGGAGAACAAGTAATGGCCACCCCAATCCTGAACATCGATACTCGCAAGGCATTCCGCCAGCTCACCGTCAAAATCGACGGCATCACCTATACCATGCGCCCCCTCGGCTCAAAGGACATGCTCACCATCCTCGACAATGCAGAAGCACTCGACAAACTCTCCACCGGCAAAATGAACAAGGAAACACTCGCAACCGCGGAAGAAATCATCTTCCCACTCGTCGCCGATCTCATGAGCCCTAACAACGCTTTCCACGAATGGATGACCCAAACCAAGAACCGTAGCGACCTCGCCTACCTGCAAGCCATGACCGCCCTCTGCAAACTCATGGCCGAAAACCTCACCCTCACCATCAAAGGCGAATAATCCATGAAATCATGGAATGAGCTCATCACCCCCCAAGAACGAGAGAGGATGAGCAACTACAAGAGGAAGGAGACAGTCCACAAGGCATCTCCTTCCTCTCGGATCCTCGCCGAATTCGGACAACTATACGGTTGGACTGCCGTCCGAGACGCGCTCGAAAACAATATTTCACCCACTCTCATGCTTAACCTGGTAAAAGAAGGCCGACACCTCCACAACATTCGCCTAGCCGAGCAATACCAGCTCGTTTTCGAATGCCTCACGAACGCTTTCAGTAAAAACGGAGACCAAAGAATCAGCCGCATCATCCACGAGCTCGGAAAGGAATAGTCCATGGCCGACAGCACACTCACCCTCGACGCCGTAATCAACACTTCGGATTGGGAAGCCGGCGTCAAGACCATCCAAACAGGAGGCCGCCAGATAGAACAATCCGCCCGCCAAGCCGGTGAAGGATTGGACGAAATCGACAAGTCATCCACCAAGGCTTCCGGCGGGACCGGTAAGTTCGCGGCCATCGCCGGAGCCATAGGCGGTCTGGTCTCCACCGGTGTCAGCATGGCTGTTGACGCCATCAGCGATCTCAGCGGTGACATCATCGAAGCTTCCGACTCGGCCCAGAAATTCGCGAGCACACTAAGTTTCGCCGGCTTAGACACGAGCACCATAGACCAGCTTACCGACAGAACGCAAAAGTATGCGGACCAGACAGTCTACGATCTGTCCGACATTCGCAACACGACCGCACAGTTGGCAGCGAATGGCGTCGACGGATACGCTGAACTGGCCGAAGCGGCAGGTAACCTCAACGCCGTGGCAGGCGGTAACGCGGACACGTTCCGTTCTGTCGGCATGGTGTTGACCCAGACCGCCGGTGCTGGCAAACTCACCACCGAAAACTGGAACCAGCTCGCCGATGCGATCCCGGGCGCGTCAGGCAAACTCCAGGAAACCATGAAGCAAAACGGCGCGTACACGGGTGATTTCCGTGACGCGATGGCCAAAGGCGAGATCACGGCCGAGGAATTCAACAAGGCCGTCATGGACTTGGGCATGACCGACGCGGCTAAGGAAGCAGCGACCAGCACCAGCACTATCGAAGGTGCGATGGGCAATCTGGAAGCTTCCGTCGTGAACGTGGGCGTGCAACTCTTGGACTCGTTCAAAGGCCCGTTGACGGAGGGTATGAGCAGTCTTGCCGAGGGTATCGGAAGCCTGCCTAACCTTTTCAAGGGTCTCGTATCGTCGGCTGGTCCTGCCTTGGCCCAGATCGGGAGTGTGTTCCAATCAGCTTTCGCTCCGGTTGGGCAGATCGTGTCCACTCAACTGATGCCCGCCTTCCAACCGTTCATGCAAGCGTTGCAGAATCTGGGTGGTGCGATCATGCCTATCCTGAATGCCGCGTTCCAAACGTTCATGCCGGTGGTGGGTTCTCTGGTCACGAAACTCACCGAGGTCGGTGCGACGATCATGAGCACGGTCACTCCGGTGATTAATAACGTGGCCGCCGTGGTGCAAGCCGTACTGCCTACCATTCAGGCTGCGTTCACGACGGTCGCATCAACCATCCAAGGGGTTATCAACGCTGTGTTCCCGTTCGTCCAGACGGTGATCACGAGTGTCATGAATATCATCAACGCGATCATCACCACCGTGTTGGCGGCCGTACAAGGTAATTGGGATGGCGTGTGGGCCGGTATCGGCAACATCATCTCAACGGTATGGAATAGCATTAAAACCGTCGTGGCAGCCGGTCTCAACGCTGTTCTAGGCGTGATCAGTTCGGTCATGGGTGCCATCAGCGCTTATTGGACCGCTGTTTGGAATGTGATCAAAGGGCTTGCAAGCAGTGCGTGGAATGGTATTACCAGTGCCGTATCAAACGGTGTCGGCAATGTTATGAACACCGTGCGAGGCATCGGCGGAAAGATCAAGGGCGCATTCTCGGGAGCTGGCAGTTGGCTCCTCTCAGCCGGCAAGAACATCATCATGGGTTTGGTCAACGGTATCAAGAACGCTATCGGCGCGGCCGTGAACGCGGCCAAGAACGCGGCATCTAACGTCGTGAACGCCGCCAAGAGTGCGTTGGGTATTCATTCCCCGTCTCGAGTGTTCCGTGACGAGGTGGGCAAGATGATACCGGCCGGCTTAGGCAAGGGCGTGGAAGCTAACATGAGTCTGGCTGTGAATCCGGTGCAACGCATGGTGGCGGATATCATGCCAAATAGCCTGTTGAACAGTCCGGCGAGTCTTCCTGTCTCATCTCCGGTCGTCGCGAATGCGAATGGTGGCGCTCGTGTGTCAGCTCCGATCACGGTGAACGCGTTGGATCCGATGGCGGCGGCCCGCGAGACGGTTCGCATGATTAATTTCGCTTACGTGTAAAGGCTAGGCTAGGCTAGTCTCATGAGCATTTTTTTAACGGATCCCCGTGACATACAGTTGACGTTGAACGGTTTCCCTCTTTATGGAGTGGACCAGTATGGTTGTGAATGGCATACGACTTTTCAGAATGTGTCCGGCTTGTTCGACGGTGTGGCGTCCACGTTGCAGACGGAAAATAAGATCATGTCGGACGGCTGGTATGGTAACCTGCCACGCTTGCAAGGTCGTACTATTACGGTCGAGGGGCATATCATCGGCCGGTGCACGGAATCATGTGTCAACGCGTGGAATGCGTTCAAAAGCGTTTTGGACGCCACGGGAATGCTGCTGACCGTGCGGTTGGGTGATATCGGCCGTCAAGCGCGGGTCTGGCAGTCGCCGTCCGCTCCATTGGTGAAATGGGCTGGGGTGAACATGCTCCATTTTAGTCTTGGATTGACTTCTTTGAGCCCGTACCTGTACGGGTTGGAGTTGGTGTCCGATACTTCCGCCCTGCCGAGCACGTCAGGCGGTTTCGTCTTCCCCTATAGGTTTATAGAACCTCAGTTTGTGGTTAATGGCAGCTCAGTACCGTCTTGGACGTGGAGCGAGGACACCGTATCCGGTCATGTGGCTTTGACTAATACGGGTACGGCTCCCAGTCCGGTGATGATCCGTATTGACGGTCCTGTCGTCAACCCGCAAGTATTGCATGTCGGGAGCGGGCGTGTCATAGCTTTCAATACGAGCCTTGGCATCGGCCATTATGTGACCATCAACGGTGTGACTCATGAGATCCTGATTGATGGGTCGGATCCTGCGCGTGGTCGTGTTATTCTTCGTGAGTGGAGTCAGGCGGAACCTGGTCCGAATGTTTGGGCGTTCAGCGCGAGTGAGTATTCGGATGCGGCTCGCATGGCGGTCTCGTTTTATCCTGCGTATCTGTAAAAAAGGGAGGAATGTCATGGTTTTGTCTGAGGAGTGGAGTGGATCCCCTGTTTTCGGGAGGGGCAGTGTTGTGTGGGATACGGCTGGCTTCCAGTTCCTTGCCGTGTCTTTGACTAGTGGGATTGTGTTGGCGGAGTTCCCGGATTTGCAGGTGTCCAAGCTTTCATATCGGTTCGGGGACATGACAAGCGAAACGGCGACGCTTCCGTGGCGGGGTATTCCGTCCAATTGGGATGAGGCTACCACCCCGTATGGGGCGGCTGTCCTCTTGGTGCGGGGAACGACGGCATTATGGGGTGGTATCGTCGTTAAACGCGAGCGTACGTTGCAGGGCAGTGGATTGTCGCTTACCTTAGCTACTATCGAACATTATTTGGATTCCGTGTATGTGAAGGATCACGTGTATTCGAATCGTGACCAGTGTGAGATCGTTTACGATCTCGTGTCTAGTACGTTCAAGGATCACCGGATCGTGTTTTCGGTGAAATCGTCCCCTAGTAGAATTCGCCGGGATAGGACATATGAGGAGTCTTCGAGCAAGACTTTGCTGAGTGTTCTTCAGGAGCTTTCCGCCGTGCAGAATGGTCCGGAATGGTGCACGTCATGGGAATCCGTTGACGGTGGCAGGTATCTGCCGGTTTTGACGGTTGCGGACAGGATAGGTTCCGTCACTCCGGTCACGACGTTCGATGATAGCGTGATGACATCCTTCAATGTTGTGGAGGATTATACGGCCGGCTATGGAGCGAACATGGTGTGGGCGGTCGGGGATATGACCGGGGAAACCCAGTCGCGTTCCGATACGATGGTGGTTGACCAGTCGTATCGTCCTGTCGTGGAGCATGTGGTCCGCCCGTCGTCGAGCATTATACAGAAGGAAACTTTGGACGCTCATGCTTCGGCTTCGTTGCAGCAATTACGGGACGGGACGAATACTATGAGCATGACGTTGAGCCTGTTGGCCGCTCCGGTTGTTTATGAGGAGTGGAAGCCGGGGGATGTCGTCTCGTGGACTGTTGCTGATGATAGTGGCCGTTTCGCCGGGTTTGATCATGGTGAAGCGCGCATCGTCGGTTGGGATATTGATTTCAGTGGTGTGGGGACTATCACGCCTGTGATGCAGTAGGAGGAATGTGATGCAAGGCAAGTTCAAGTTTTCGCTTGATGGTGTGGATGCTACCGCCCGCCAGTTCGCTGAGATTCGTCGGCAGTTGACGGAGTTGCCGGCTAATGCCGGTAAACGTATCAGCCAACTGGATGCCAGTGTGTCTGAGATCAAGGAGGATTATGGATCGTTGACCGTTGAAAAGCCGCGGGGTACTACCGGCGAAACGGATGAGGTGGTGAGACCGGAGCGTGGTGGGACCGGTACCTATAACGCGTATAATAATCCGCTTTCGTTGAATTCTCGGAGACCGGTTTATTGTCTTTATGACGGTACGCTTGGATGTGACTGTTCGTCAATGTACTTGGTGGCGAGAATCAGTGATGCGGACGAGTTAATTCCGGTGGATAATCTCCGTCAGGTGAAATGGCGAGTGTATACGTTCAAGGATGATCTGAATCTGAATTTCGATGATGCGCAGCCGACCGTCGGTCTCTTTGCTGAGGATTTGGATAATGCCGGGCTTGGTTTTTTCTGCGAGTATGATACCGACGGGAATCCGGTCGGGGTTGATTATCCGAGGTTGAGTGTGGCTGCTTTACGGTTGGCGCAGGAGGCCATGAATGAAGTGGACAAGCTTAAAGCTGAGGTTTCCCGTCTATCTTCCTTGGTAGGTAAAATGGGTGTGTCCACGTCTGAATGATTGATTGTGAGGAATGACTTATGGAGAACATTGTATTACATCCTTTGACTGCTTCGAATAAAGTGCCCACGTACACGGCTGATAATTATCGTCATGTTGTGAATCCGTTCATGTTCCCGTCTGATGGTACGGCTTTCAATTGTGTTCAGGGTGTCCGGGCTGGTAGTCCTGGCCCGTTGGCGACGATCGACGGTTTGAATGTCACCGTTAAACCTCATTGCGGTATCGTGAACCCATGGCCGGAGAGCGGTGCGTACACTTATGCGATTACGACGGCGATGTCGGTGAAGGTGACGGATTCGAAGGGCGATTATAAGATCGTTGTTGCTGCCTACGATCCGAGTTTGTCTCATGGTGAGAATGGTGGTGCGTGGTTGCAGTCGTGGCCGGCCAATATTCCGGATTCGGAGATCAATGGTTTGGTTGTGGCGAGGGTTACGGCTGGTGTCGTGTCTGATGTGGCTCCGAGGATCCGCGTTGATGGCACGATCATCGTGAATACTTGGGATCAGTTGAACGCGATTCATCCTGTCGATGGGATTGAGGGTATTACTGCGGATAATCACCAGCGGTATCGTCGTGTCGGTGGTGTTTGGCGGTCGTTGACTGATATCAAGTTGTTTCCGGGCCAGTGGGCGAAGGATTGGAATGTTTGGTATAAGTGTTCGATGTCGGGTAATATCGTTAGTCTTGTTGTGAAGGCGACGAGAGGGCCTGAGTGGAGGGCTATGGCGTGGGATAAGAGTCAGATTCTCACGTTCCCGGATTATGTGCGGCCGAATTTTACTGATTTGAACGTTCCTGCGGCCGGTGTGGAGTATAGTGGCTTCCAGATCGATAAGACAGGTGTGTGTGTGAGACCTTTTAGGGACGTCGTGTATGCGAAGGGCGCGTGGACTAGTGCAACCATGTCGTGGTCGGTCTGAGATACGAAAAGCCCCGGTTGTGTGCCGGGGTTTTTCGTATCTTGCCGGGTTAGAGCGGACAGATTCGGTCGCGGAGTTCGTCGGGGAGGCTTGGTTTGGGATAGCGTGTGAGGAATTCCTTGTCTTCGACGATTTCGCAGAATTTGGCGAGCCAGTGGCCTAGTCTGCGGAGGTAGCTGGTTTCGAGGTCGTTGATGTGTTGGAGTTTGCCGCGGCTTTCGATGAGTTTGTCGATTTTTTCGTCTTGGGCGTCTATTTGCTTTTTGAGTTCGCCTTGGGCTTCGACGAGGTGTTGGTAGGCGGTGGTGAGGTTGTTGCGTCGTGTGGTGGTGTATGTGATGGCTCCGCCTAGTGCGATGCCTAGGAGTCCGAAGAGTGGCGATATTAGTTCGTTCATGAGACTAAGTTTATCTCAGATGGTTTTGATATGCTGGTTGTATGAGTCAGGAATCCATTGGAAATATTGTGCTGTTCCTTTTATCGGCGTTTCTCGTTGGGATCATGGTGGCGGCGGGTTTCCTGCTTGTCACTGGACTCCCGGCTTTCGCACGTTTTCTTTTCATTGTCTGGTATGTTTTAGTTGTCTGAAAGGAGACAAAATGTCATATGAATACATTGCAAAGTTCGACAGTCCGAATTATACGAGTGGACGCCCGTATGGGATCAAGGCCATCGTGATCCACTGGTGGGGTGATCCGAACACCCATCCGACGTTCGAAGGTGTGGTCAACACCTTGTGTAGTAAGGCTCGTGGCGCGTCCGCACATTATGTGGTCGAGGCCGGACGTGTCGCCTGCATCGTGGATCCGGACGATCGTGCATGGCACGCCGGGGATGGCGTGGGCATCGGCTCCAAGGGCAATGATATGGGGATCGGTATCGAATGTAATCCTCGCCAGTCGGATGGGGATTATCTGACTGTCGCCCAGCTTATCCGTGATTTGCGTGCGGAGTATGGTGATCTGCCGTTGATTCGGCACCGGGATTGTTATAACACGCAGTGTCCGGGCTCGTATGATTTGGAGCGTTTGGATCGTTTGGCCCGTGGTTTGGTGGCTCCGTCTAATCCGGTGCCTCATCAGCCGGCTACGTCCGTTGTGACGAGGCTGGTGGTGGATGGGTCTTGGGGGCCGGCGACGATGAGGCGTGCTCAGGAGGTTGCCGGCACGAGTGTGGATGGCGTCATGTCCGGACAGGTCAAGTGTTTGGAGAATCAGTGCATCGCCTGTTTGGAGGTGGGGACTTCCGGTAGTGATTGGGTGGAGTGGATGTCCCGACGTTTCGGTATTACGGACAGGCCGCGTAATGCGGGGCCGGAGTTCATTCGTCGTTTCCTTGTGGAGATGAATGGTGAGCCGGGTGATGGTGTGATCAGTCCGGCTCCGTCTCCGGCTATCATGGAGTTCCAGACGCGGCTGAATGAGGGTCGCATTTTCAACTGAAAGGATTGTTTATGGCTAAGCATGCGATGTTGGCTGATGACGAGCTGACTGGTGAGCCGACGGCTGATTCCGCTATCACGAATGAGTGTGCGGATGGGTCGGATAATTATGTGCCTACGTTCGATGTTGATACGCGTCGTTGGGCGTATTTGGTGTCCGGGCTGGTGGGTATTTCCGGTGCTGTCGCAAGCTTGGTGAGTGCCGTGCCGGGTGTCCCGTCTTGGGTTGCCGTCGTTGGTGGTGCTTGTGCACTGGTTGGTTCCGGTGTGGCTGGCTTGTTTGGCGTGCGTTATGCCGGTGTGAGCCGCTGACCGGTTCTGGTATGTAAAACGCCCTGCGTTTGGCTTGTTTGGCCGTTTGCAGGGCGTTTTTGCGTGTTCTGGAGGCTATTTTATGTGGAAGAAGTGGATGGTGATTGGGTTGGTGACGGTGAAACCGTATCCGTCTTCTTCGATGGTGATGGTGGTGGTTTCGACGGTTTTGATGGTGTTGAGGAGGCCGTAGAGCTTCATGAAGCTGTCGAAGTCGTTGATTCCGATGCACCCGAAGGTGGTTTCGAGTCCGAGTCCGTGCTGGTCGAGGATTTCAGCGGCTTTCGGTTGGGTGTATAGGATGCAGGTGAGGGTGGTGAGGTAGTTGATGGTTTCCATTTTCTTGGTCCTTTGTGTGTTGTGTCAATCTTTCTGACTGATGTTTTCATCATATCATAAGCGGCGTGCCGTGATGATGCGACACGCCGTAGGAGGGGTTACTTGAAGAAGACTTCGCCGCCGAGCTCAGCATTGAGTCGCTGTCGGTACTCCTTGCGTGGATGTCTCAATCCGTTTTCCCACATCATGATGATGGTCGGGCTGGATACGTGGATCAGCTTTGCGAGTTCGGCCTGCGTGTATCCGTACCGGTTTCGCCAGTATTTAAGTCGCTGGTTGGCTGTCGTCTGCGTTCTTATGAGGCGGTAGCTGACTGGGGCGTGCCTGCCGCCGTTCAAGATCGTGTAGAAGAGGCCGGTATAGGCGTTCTGGTGGACCGTGGCTTTTTCGCCTCTGATGGTGGCGGTGAATGGTTTTGTCGCCATGGTTGTTTACTGCCTTTCGTTCGATGTCGTGGTGTCGAAGATCTCCTGCATGAGTTCTTCGCCTTTTTTGGTGAGTTGCCATCTCCAGCATGGCCGGTTGTGTCTGCTGATGCCGTTTCGGTCGACGCGGCAGGTGTATCCGGCTCGTTCGAGTTCGACTAGGCGGCTTCTCAGGCTTTGTGGCGTGTCGGGGTATTTTACTGTTTCAGCCAGGGCTGTCAGTCGTTCCTGTGTGATCGGCTTTTTTGCGAGGCTGAGGAGCGTGAGCGCGTGGAGTTGGGGGATGCTGTACATCAGATCCTGCTTTCTGCTTGGTGTCGGTAGTAGGCTGCGATGGCCGTGGCTGTCATCAGTCCGGCGACCCATTTGAGCCCGAGGGGAATGTGGTTGAGTTTTGCTGTTGCGGTCCATGTTGGCAGTGTCGTGTATAAGCTGAGGCACCATCCGCAGTAGGCGAGGCTGCCGAAGCTGCGGATGGTTTCGTTGGATGCGTTTTCGGTTTTGGCGGTGAGGTGTTTTCGGAGTTTGGCGAAGATGTTGCCGGGCCCGGGGGAGAGTTGGGTTACCGTGGTGGCGTATCCGGCTGTGAGCCCTGCGGTGAGTACTGCGGTCCACCATTCAGTCTTCATTTCGTGGTCCTTTCGTTGTCGTCGATGATTTCGGCTGGCGTGTAGTGGATTTTCCCGTCAAGCAGTATCAGTGGGTATTTGATTGGCTTGTTTTGGTTTTTTGCGATGGTGCGGATGAGGGTGGCGGTGGAACTGCCGGATGGGATGACGTGCAGTTGTCGCCATGTGGCCTGGGCTATTGTCCTGCATGAATTCAGGAATGCCGCGTTTCCTTGCCCGCATGTGGGGCAGCCGTCGAAGAGTGCGTACATGTCCGGGCTGTTAAGGAGGGTGTCGATTGTCATTAGAATGAGGCTCCCGTCGTTTCGGTGAGTGTGTCGATGATGTGGAGGGTGTTGAGCTGCTTGCGTTTGTGGTTTGCTATGGCTGCTTGGATGTTCTTTCTGTGGACTGGGATGATCTGGTGTCGCGCGTCACCGTAAACCCTCGGGTCATACATTGAGAAGTAGAGGGTTTCGAGCGTGTCGCAGACGACGAAGTATTGGAGTGCTTGCGCCTGGTATGCGTCTGGGATGAAGTCTATGCCGGTGGCGTTGAGGCTTGTGGTTTTCGCGGGGAGTACTTGTGCGGCCGTGTCGGCGAGGTTGTCGGGTAGGGTGTGTGCGCGGATGAGCTGGGAGTGGATCATCCATGGGATGACGGCTTGGAGGTGGTAGGCGCTTCCGAGGCTTTTGCATTCGATGGCCCATGTGGGGTTTTCTGAGTTTTGGTAGGCGTCCGGGCTGCATGCGATTCGGTTGTCTTCGTCGCTTTCCCAGATGCCGCAGTCGGTGATGCAGTCTTTTTCATTGTATCCGAGCTGTTTGAGGGTTAGTGCGATGTTTTCGGGTTCTAGTCTGTGGCCGCGTTCCATTGGATTTTCTCCGTCGGGTTGTTCGGCCATGGTTTCCGCTAGGAATTTCCAGAAGTCGATGCTGACCTTGAGTCGTTTGTTTTTGGTTTCGGCTTCGATGATTCGCGCGTCGTAGTCTTGTGCTTTTTGGAAGTATTCGTCGGCTTTGGTTTGGGTTTTTGCGGTTTTTGACTGTTCGAGTGCCTTGTCCCGGTATTCGAGGAGCTTGTCGACGTTGGTTTGCGGGTAGTGGTTCATGGCTAGGTTGCCGCTTTTGGTGCCGGTGATTCGGCTGAGGCGTTCGTTGAGCCATGCGTCGGTGTTGTTGGTTTGTGAGAGGTTGATGATTTTCATTGTTGGTCCTTTCTTGAGGTGATATTTTCACTATATCACATGCGAAAATGGAATGCTATGTCGGCATGTCGCGTTTCTTTTGTTTTCGTATCGGCGTGCCGTGTTATTTAAAATGATATCACGGGTATATCAACCACAAAGGAAAGGAATTGAAATGAACACCACGGGAATCACCGCAAAGGACTTCGATACCGACAAGGAAGTCATCGTTACTCCGATGACGGTGTTCGGACGCGGCGACTTCACCACTGTCTTCGTCACCGACGCCGACGGCCGTGGCCTGTGGCTCGATTGCGACCTCGACTGGCGTGTCAACGCCGAGGAAGGCGATATCAGCGACGCCGAACGTATCGATGGTATCTTCGGTGCTGATGACGAGGAATGGGAAGCGTCCGCGAATGAGAAGCTCGCCGATTACGGTTTCCGCCTCGGGGATCTCGACGGTGACCGGTATTCCCTGATCGCTCTGTGACCGACACTGACGATAAAAGCCTCCAAGTGATATGCTTGGGGGCTTTTGCTGCGTCTTTTAGGCATGATAAAAGCCCCGGCGTGATACCGGGGCTTATCTACGTCACATCCTGTTGATGGCGTCCATGAGCTTCGTTAGGTCGGCTTGGGTGATTCCTCGCCAGCCTTTGACGGGCCGGTTGAGGGTGCCGCTGATGAATTCGCCGCGTGCTTCGACTGGGAGGTTGTGCGAGTCCATCGCTTTGACGAGCGTGGCGTACTGGTCCGCGCCGATCGGCTTGTCGGCCGTGTCGAATTTCTGTTTGGCGTAGCCTCCGTCGTCGTCCTTGTCGGGGAATATGCCGAGTACGGTGGTGAGGCTGTAGCGTCGGGCGTAGGTGATGGCGCTGCCGACTTGCTGTGGGTCTCCGGTGACGAAGAAGGGATATGAGCAGACGGTCTGTTGTTCGTTTCCGTCGAAGATGATGGTTTCGACGGTGCCGAGGATCTGCCGTCCGTCTCCTGTGCCGTCGAAGGTGACTTTCTGGGAGAATGCGATGTCGTGCTTCTCGAAGATTGGTTTGATGTTCTTCAGCAGGGTGGCGAGGTTGAGGTACCTGTAGGTGCGGCTGCCGGCGTTGGCGGTCTCGTCCGTGGAGAAGTTCGGGACTTCGTTAAGCACTTGCATGAATTTCTTGCTGAGGTTGCTGGCTTCCATTTGTTTCGTGTCCTTTTCGTTGTTTCCGTGTGGTTTGGTCAGTGTTTTTGGGTGGCGTATACGGTTGGCTGGTGGCCGTGTTCCGTCTGGTTGTCGACGAGGATTTCGAGGGTTTCCGTTCCGCCGAGGTTGTATGCGCGGGTGAAGAAGTCGAGGAGTTCGGGTTGGTTCTTGGCGAGAATGTAGAGGTGGCATGCCCAGTCCGCGCCTTTGTGGATGTTTTCGTATTCTTCGAATGTGTTGGAGAAGTCTTCGAAGGCCACGTATTTGTGGGTTCCGACGTGGTAGGTGAGCCCGTAGAGGCCAGGGCATCCGTCGTAGTGGCTTTTCTGGTCGAGGCGTACGTCGATGTCGTGCATCATGGTTTCGACTTCGGTGGTGGTGATGGTGTTCATTTCGGTTTCCTTTCCTTTTGTTTGCCAAACGCATTGCTTGATGTTTTCATCATATCATAAGCGGCGTGCCGTGATGATGCGACACGCCGTAATCTATCTATATTTCAGTTATTCATCGTTTCCTGTAGGAGATGAGCACCGCGAGCGCGAGCATCAATATCCCAGGGATGCCGCTATTCGTGCCCATGTCTTGTCCTCCTCGTGCTGTTTGATGACGGCTTCGATCTCCTGTCTGCAATACTGCGGGATGAGCGGAGCGAATTCGTCGACGGAGAGTCCGTCCTCATGCCATTTGATGATCTGGTCCTTCACTGATTTTCTCATCGGTGGTCCTTTCTGATTGTCGAATAGAATCCTGAGCTTTCTTGGTGGATTCTGCGGACTGTTTCTTCGTCCATGTCGAGGATTTCGGCGGTCTTCTCGACCGACTGGCCGAGATTGAAGAGGTAGTGCTCCGCCGCTACCCTTTCGAGCGGGATGTCGTAAAGCTTGCGTGTCATTTCTCGGGTCCTTCTATCATCGTATCAAGTTCGAGCAATACGACGTGCCACTTGCTCCCCATAAGCGCTTTCCATGCCGCGGATTCGTGTCCGGACGTGGAGGATATGAGTTTGAGCAAGACCGCCTTGCAGTCTTCGGGCTCGGTGTCGACGGGTTCCCGTGTTATCGAGGCCTTGATCGCGTACCATCGCGCTTTTTTCAGGTCCTCGACGGGGTTTCCCTTGAATTCGTGTCGCCAGAGGTATTTGATGACGTTCCCGACGCAGAAGGTCTGGTGTCGCGCGAGGTCGATGCACTCGTAGCCGATGTTACGGCCTGTGTAATGGCTTGGACGGTTGACGTTATCGGTCATTTTGCTTCCTTTGCTTCCTTTGCGGCTTTGGCTTTGGCCCGTCGTATGCGGGCTCGTTCGGTTTGTTTCCGCACGTATTCGGCTTTCTGTTCCGGGGTCATGGCGTGGTAGCGTTCTCGCTGTCTGGCGAGCATTGCTTCCCTCCATTCTGGGTCGGAGTGGTAGCGTTCCCGGGCGGCTTCGCGTTTCTTTTTCAGGGTTTTCGGTTTGGAGTGGTATTCTTTCTGTTTTTCAGCGTATTGTTCGGCGTGTTCTTCCCTCCATTTTCTGTTGGATTCGGCGCGTTCTTCCTTGTGGCGGGAATAGTATCGGTAGTCGCTGATTTTGCGTCGTTCCTCGGCTGATGGTTGGCTGTTACGCAATTCGTTGATCCAGTCCATCATGTCTTGGTCGTTGAGGTCGATTTCGATCGGTTCCTGCGTTTTCTTTCTTCCCATTTTTCGTCCTTAGAGGCAGATTGCGATGAGGGTGGATAGTTCTTCCGGAGTGATGTCTGTGACGGCCTTGTCGAATAGGGTGCCGTGTGCGATCGTGGTTCCTGTCTCGTCAAATAAGATCGTGTCGATTAGGCCGTCTTCGACTGGTGTGAGGTGCAGTTTCCTGTTCGAGTTGTGTCTGGTGATTTCGTATGAGGTCCCGTAGTCGTCGAGGTCGATGGCTTTTACCGTGTAGTTTTCTCCGGTGGTGGCTAGCGTGTTGGAGATTTCGGTAGCAAATTGTTCGGTGTTGAGGTTCATTTTTGGTCTCTTTCTTGTGTGGGTCAGAGGCTTTTTTCGATGTGGGCGATGAGGTCTAGGAGGGTGGTGTCCTGGTCGCCGGCGTCCCATTGGTAGATTTCGGCTGGGTCGTCGTGGCTGTCGCCGTATAGGGTCACGTCGAAGATGTTGTTGTCGTGGGGCAGGTTCGCGGTGATGTATATGCTGCGTTCTGAGCTTGTTTTGCTGATTGCGATGTAGTCTTCCCTGTCTGCGCCGTTGATGTATTTCTCGTCGTATTCGTATGGGAGGATTCCGTGGAGCGCGGCGAAGAGGGTTTTCATGGTTATGTAGTTGCTCATTTTCTGTTTTCCTTTTCTTTTCTGTGGCTTGGTGTTTCCATTGCCTGATATCTAACACTATACCCACAATCGCAATGCGACACTCCGAGGAATTAAAAAGGCGGCACGTTTTTTGCGAGTGTCGCCTTGGTATGGTCAGAGGCCGAGTAGTGATTTGGCTGCCGTCAGCTTGTCCTGCATCTTCTTGTTCCGCCTGTCGGCCCCGTTGACTTCAAGGAAGATACACATCTCCTTGAGGCGGCTGAAGACGCGCTGACGGCGGATGTCAGACGGATCGTAGAGGTCTTTCGGATTGAGGTTGGTAGTGACGATGAGTGGTAGCCCTGCACGGTAGCGTGCGTCGATGACGTTCATCACCTTTTCCCACATGTATTCCGAGTCTCTTTCCGCTCCTAGGTCGTCGATGACTAGGAGGTCGAAGCGGTTGAGATTGTCGAGGTATTTCTGGTCTCCGCCGAATTTCTCGCTTACGCGGCTGATGATGCGGCTGAAATTGGTCATCAGGCATGGCGTACCTTGGCTGATGAGCTCGTTGGCGATGGCTGCTGCGAGGAAGCTTTTTCCGGTGCCTACCGACCCGCAGAGGAGCAGTCCTGTGCCTTGGCTGTGCATTGCGTCGAAGTTTTCGACGTATTTGCGTGCGATGTTTTCGTTTTTCTGGTCGGCGTGGTCGGATTTGGCGAATGTCCATTCGCGCATCTCTGCGTCTGGGAACCCGGTGCGTCGCATGCTGTCGAGGTATTGCAGGCGGTCGCGTTTGCGTTTTTCTTCGGCTTCCTTGGCGTTTTGTGCGACGCTGCATTCGCATGCGCAGCGGACGGTGCGTGTGGTGCCGTCGGTCTTGGTCAGGACGCATTTCTTTTGTGTGTGGCATTTGCCGCACATGAGGAGGCCGTCCGCGTCGTGGTAGTCTCCTTCGGTTTCGGAGTATTGGCGTGCGGCTCGTGCGCCGATGGTGTCGATGATGTCGATGTCCATTGTGGTCCTTTCTGTTGTTTCATAATAATGATATATCACGTGTTGTTGGAGTTGCATCACCGGCGTGTTGTGGTGTTAGAAGACGCAGTTCTTTAAGAAGTAGTCGATTTCTTCATCGTGTTGGCGTTGCTCTTCCGGAGTGCGGATTATCTGCTGCTGTGGCTTCTGCTGCTGGTATCCGGTGCGCTGGTAGTTGTTGATAGCGAAGAATGAGCCCCAGCCGCGGCGAACGACCTCGGCGAGGTAGTCTTTTACGCTCATCCTGCTCTCCTGCGCGAATCGGTCAATGGCGTTGATGTTGTCTTGGATGGCTCGGTCGGTCATTGCGGCCCGCTTGGCTTTGCGGTTCTGGATCCATGCGCCGAGCAGGCCCTTGATTTCCGGGTCGCTGGTGTAGCTGTCGATGATGGCGTCGAAGCTTTTGGCTTTGCGCGTCTTCTTCGGCTGTGGCTGCGGTTCCGGCTCGCTGACCGGTAGCTGGAATTGTTCAGAGGACGTGTTCACGGTGTCGACACATGGGGACTGTGCGGGTGCCGGGGACTGTCCCGTGGGGGCCTGCGCGGTCTTGCGCGGTTTGCCGATGAGGGTGGAATACTTCGGTCCGAAACCGAAATAAGAGAAGGTGCCTCCGTTCCGTATCGTCTTGTGGGTGAGCACTCCTAGCTGGACCATTTTCTTGCACCGCTTGTACAGGGACTGCTTGCTGAGGCCTAGGAGCGGCATGTCTTCGACGAATGTCGCGTAGTCGAGCCACGCGTATTCAGCGCCCTCGATGATGGTCTTTTTCATATTCGGGTAGAAGTCGACGATCCACCGGAGGATGATTAGGTCGGTGTGGTCAAGATTGATGGTCTTGGTACGGCTGTTCTCAGTGACGGTGACTCGCATGGATAGTGCCGCTTCTTGGCTGAATCCGTTGATCGTGTACTTCATTTTGTTTTACGCTCCCTAAAAGGGAATCCCACTGACCACTACCAGCCCACCCGGTGCAATCAATGGGATTCGTACCATTCCAAGTTATTTGTTCCACTCAAGCGGTGGGCACTTGAAATGGTGTATGTCTCTAGCGTATCACGTTTTCTGGACGACACGCCGAAGACTTGATAAGTCCTTCTGCTTTTTCCGTCAGCGCATACCACTTGGTGCGATCGAGACGAGTCTCGTTGAAGTTTTCCACGGTGATGAGTCCCGCCTCCTTGAGTTTGCGGATGGCGGTACGGACGGCGGCGACGGACAGGAACGGAATGCGTTCGGATATGGCATCCATGGATGCTCGCATCCAGATGCGGCCGTGGCTGCAGTGGGTTCCGTCCGGGGTGACGGTCTCGGTCCGGCGGCCGATCAGATCCAGGACAAGGGCTGCGTTGACGCCGACGATTTCCGCGATCTCGAAGTTAACTTCCAAGGATTCCATGTCAGTTCTCTTCGATGAATGAGCTGAAGAGGCTGCGATTGTGGAGGATGCCGCTGAGCTTCGAAAGTGCGGTCGTCGGATTGTCGTACTTTCCGCATGCGGTCTTCCATGCTTCGAGCACTTCCTCGTCGCCGAACTTCGCGCACAGGCCGGCGAAGAACTTCCGGGACTTCTGTTCGCCTTCCTCGCTGAAGTGGACGCCGTACCTCTCAGTGAGGGAGCTGCTGATGGTGTCGTAAACGCTCATGATGTTAATCCTTTCTTGATGAAACGTTGCTTTAAGTATACCACATAGGCTTGAAAAGCACCGAAGATTGGATGGCCGGGCATGTCTTCATCTCTTACCTCCGGCATTCCTCCCTCGCTTTTCACCGCATGCACCTCTAGAACTCACGAAACGGCCCCTCAGACCGACTTTCCCGTCAAACACGATAACTTGTTAGGACTTCCCACGACAGCCCGGCAGAAAGGCCTCTGCATGCGAAAACGAAGTTCCAGCCCAAAAAGCACCGAAAAAGCATCGAGAACGCCAAGCTGTGAGATGACCACCCAAGCCAAGCACAGACCGACTCTCCTCTATGCCCATTCAGCCCGAGAGTCGAGACCAAGGCCCGAAGGGCAGCATCGAGGCCAAGACGGCACCCCCACCTCGACGCTCAGAGCCATGGAGAGAGCATGGAAGGTATCGAGAGGACTCCATGGCTCCATGCCTCAGACATCGAAGCCATCGAAGCTCAGTTTCGATCGGTCTAGGATCCAAGCCTTTGGGATTGGGGTTGACTCCCCTCCGGACAGCGACGCGGGTCCCAACGGGAACCGCATTATTTAGAAGGGTCTAGTAGAAAGGTCTAGTGGAGGGGTCTAGTAGAAGGGTCTTTGGTCGATACCTGGATATCGAGGGGTCGATACCTGGATATCGAGGGGTCGATACCT